CCTTAGTGTTAAGTGCTAATGCTTCTAAGCAACATTACCTACAGGCAACTCAAAGCGCAGCCTTAAGTAAATTAGATAGAGAAGAGGCGGCCCGAGACCCAAGGCAACTAAGATCTATGTCTGAAGGGGCTAGTACCATGATGTCTATGGCTGTTAATCAATTCTCAGAGCAGACGAATGAGGATGGATCTCCGCTCGCCCCTAAAGAAAAAGCAGCCCTGTTAGAAGCAGCCTACTCTCGACACGTATCTAAAGTAAGTGCTTATTATGGAGACCAAGTAAGTCAACCTCAAGTCGCAAAAATGTTTACGCTTCTTGAAGATCAATATAAGAATGGTCTTGATTGGTTATCTGGTAAGACTGATATGGAGGGCTACCAAAATCAAAACAAAATTAGACAATCTATAGCTGAAGCAAACTTAGGTGTTCCTGAATTAAAGGCGGTTACTGCTGCGTTCGATAACCTAGACCCTAATACAGCATTTAGAGTGGGCCAAGATTCAGGTCTGACAGGGTGGCTTATTGCGAGTGTCGGCAATGCAGTTAAAGGCCTCCCAGTAGATTTAGGTAAAGGTAAAGTAGAACAACAAGTTGTTACTAAGGTTCTCGTAGGTGCTCTAAGCAACCCAGAAGCCCCTCAAGAGCAAGTTGATAAAGTATTAGAGGCCTTTCATAGTACGATAGCAGAGAAGGGTTCAGCTACAGATGCTCAAACTATTGTAAATGTTCTTTCTAATCCTAATACATTAGAGAATATTAGTAAAGCCCCAGTAGGGCAGAGAAGCCAATTAGTAATGGATCTAAAGACCTTTGTTGGGGATATGGCAACTATGGTTGGAACATCTGAGCGGTTCCCTGACAATACACCTAGGACTGAGATCCCTGACCTACAGATCAGCCCTTTCCACAATAAAGGAGTTATCTTTGACTCCCCTACAGACCCAGAAGGAGCTGCTAAATTAACTAGGTTCTATGGTAATGGTATGACCAAAGCCCTCCAAGCTATTGCAAATATTAAATATGATGGAGACCTAGGTGCCTTACTTGCGGATGAAGGTGAAAATATTATTCCCACTTTAAATTCTTTAATGAGAATTAATACTGATAAAGGTACTGAGGTAGTTACTGAAGAGACATCATTGGGGGATCAGGCAGGAGATGTTATTAGCTCTATCGTACCTGATGCCGTTAAAGACGCACTTGAGGATTTTATTGGACTTAATTTCTCTTCCCAGAAAGAGCGAGACGAGAAGCGCAAGGAATTTTATAAGTCAATAGGAAAGAACCGTAATGAAAACTCTAGTGCTAGTGGCAATGATAGTAGCTCTTCTACTAATACCGGTCCTGAAAAAAAAAACGAGCCTTCGCTTCTAGATAACGTAGGGCGAGCAGTAGGAGGTGTGGCTGAGAATATCCTAAATGCTATGGTCTCTAATGCGGAAGGGGGTGAGCTGAACCTATCAGAAAAGAATAATTCTCCTATAGGGTCTAAGGAAAACCCAATTCCTAATAATAAGGTCCTTAAATCTGAAGAGTACTACGCAGGGGATAAAGCTGTTGCGAAAGTAACAGAGATTATTGGAAGACCTTTGACCCCGATAGAGAAAAGAGTTGTAGAGCTTGAAGGCTATGTTGATGGGTATTATAAGGACAATAAAGGCACCATAACTCGTGGAGTAGGACAGAGAGGGGGCTCTATAGATAAAGATTTTATAGATGTTATTGACGAACACATAAAGAAAGCCTCTCAGACAGTGAAGGATTTTGACACTTTACCTGACTACTTGAAAGCTGAACTTGTTCAACATAGTTATCTTAAAGACTCAGGAGCAAGTGGTAAACTTAAATCAGTTCAAGAGAGAAACACAGCTTTAACTGATGCCGTTAAAAGATATCAAGATGAGCTAAATAAAAACCCTAGTCTCTATGATTTGACACGGAGTTATGAGGTTGGAGCTAATGATCTTAAACGCCTTTTAAAAGACGGGGTTTGGACAAGCTCAGACTCCCCAGAAGGAAAGTTAGATACAATCGCCTGGGGTCATAAACTAACCAAAGAAGAGGTTACAAATAAGGAAATTCATGGGGAGGAAATTACGTTCTCTGAGGGGCGTTGGCACATATCCGAAGCCTCCGCAGAAATAGTGTTTGAGAAAGATGTAAGTGAAGCTATGAGGTTAGGAGACATCCCAAAAGATTGGTCAGACACCCAGAAGAGAATAGCCGTCGACGCATCTTTTAGGTTAGGGGGGCCAACGTTTAAGAAGACTGAGCTCAAAAAAGCTATCGAAGCAGAGGATTGGGCTGAGGCGTATAAGCAGATAGCGGATTTATGGTGGGTGAAGAAAGAGGAAGGTAAACCGGGGGAAATCCGTTTTTATAGTACCCGTAATAAGAAACTCTTTGACCACCTTGGTATCACCATAACAGAGGAAATGGAGAGATCGGCTAAAGAAGCGCAGGTTAAGGCGGAAAAATCTTATTATAAAAAGCAAAAAAAATAAATCTAAATAACTTTTAATAGAAATTAAACAATATGCCTCTACAAAATATAGTCCCTGCTGCAAAAACTACTGTCGATGTTATCTCAATGGCAGCAATTACAACAACCCTTATGGGTTATTTACCACCGGCTGCGGCCTTTATGTCTATCATCTGGCTTAGTGTTCAGATGTACGATAGAATAAGACACGGACCCGTTCGATTAAGGGAGAAGTTACCTGCTAAAGTACGAAAGATGCGAGGAAAGAAAAATTAAAAAGAAGGGGCCATAAGGGCCCCTTTCTTATATTACCAACCCCAGTCATCTCCTTCTAGCCCTGCTGCTGAGTAGTCAGTAACAGTACCTTCAAAGAAGTTCTTGAAGCTATCCCCTGCTACAATCCAATCTACCCAAGGCAAGGGATTATCTTTCACTCCCCAATTAGGCTTCAGTCCTAACTGAATCAACCTACGATCTGCCAAGTATCGTATGTACTCTTTTACTTCCTCCGTAGTAAGTCCTTCTACAACACCCATATTAAAAGCTAAGTCAATAACTTTATCTTCTAATTTAACGGCTTGTCTAAACATCTTATAGATGTCTTTCTTAAACTCATCGTTAACAATACGAGGATGTTCAGTGGCAAAGGTACGGAATAACTTAGTCATACCTTCTACGTGTTTAGTCTCATCTCGAATAGACCACTCAACTACTTCACACATACCTTTCATCTTACCGAAGCGTTGGTAGTTAAGTAACATAACAAAGGCAGAGAACAAACTCATACCTTCATTAACACAAGACTGAGCTACTGCTTTACCTAGACCATGGAGAGTGCTTGTATCATTGTCTTGCATGAACTCAATCTTATCTACGAGTTCTTTGTACTCTAAGAAGGCAGAGTACTCACTATCAGGGAAGCCTAATGTATCATTCAACATTGCGTAAGCACGTTGGTGCGTGCCTTCCCTATTAGCAAAAGACAATAACATATTACGAATTTCATTATTCTTAAATTTAGGAATAAATAAATCACAATAGTTCTGTGCTACTTGTACATCTGATTGTGTGAACAAACGTAGTATCTGTGTTACGTGGTTCTTCTCTACATCTGATATTGTGTTACTCTTCCATTGATCTACATCCTCTTGTAGCTTTAACTCCCAACTACCCCAATGGATCTTCTCATGATCCTCTGCCATCTCCATGGCCCAAGGATAATTAAACGGCTTATAAACCTTACTCTCTTCTAGCATACTCATTTGTTATTATCCTTCACAACTTAAACAACCTTCATTAGAATCATTAGCAGCATAGTCTTGTAAGGCTACTCGCTCTACCTTCTGACCGACCTGTTCAGCAGTGTGTCCAGTAGATGTTCGTAAATAATACAAGCCTTTTAACTTACCTTTCCAAGCTTGTAAATGAATCTTATTAGCTACTGCCTTGCTAGTGCCAGCAGGTAAGAAGATGTTAACACTCTGTCCTTGACACAAGAACTCTTGTCTTTGTACAGCATGTTCTATTACCCACTCTTGATTTAATTCAAAGGCTGTCTTGAATACATCTTTCTCCCACTCAGATAGGTAAGCTAACTGTTGTACAGAACCCTCATGATGGATTATATTTTTCCACTCTTTGTCTAGCCAATCAAACCCTTTTCCTAATGTTAGACGCTTCTCTTCCATCACCTTGACTAGATGTTTATTCTTAATAAGATGTGCACCAACCCTAGTACGATGAGTAAAAGCATTAGACTTATAAGGCTCAATACTAGGAGAGGTATTCAATAACATACTACTATTAGCATTAGGAGCAATAGCTAATAGATGTGAGTTTCTATTCCCAGTTCCTTTTCCAAAGGTATATTCTCCTCTTTCGAGGGCTAACTCTTTAGTAGCTTTAACAGCTCTTTCTTTAATCAAACTAAAGATACGTCTATTCTGTCCAGTAGCTAAAGCACTTTCAAAAGGAATAGATCTTTGTTGTAGATACGAATGGAAGCCCATAGCACCTAGCCCTAGACTACGTTCAGTCATTGCTGAGTACACTGCTTTATGTAAGACCTTAGGAGCATCTTCAATAAAGGTAGTAAGAACATTATCTAACATAGTAATTAGGTCTTCTACTAAGGTACCGTCTTTCCACTCATCAAACTTCTCTATGTTTAAAGAAGACAAACAACAAACAGCCGTCCTATCTTTATCTGTGGGTAAATGTATCTCGTTGCAAAGGTTACTTCCTTTGATAGATAGGCCGTTGTCCTTCAGTGCTTGAGGTAGTTTACGATTAGCCTCATCAATGAAGTTAAGGTACGGCTCTCCAGTACGGAATCTTGTTTCTAAGATCCTTTCCCATAGTTCTCTAGCTTTAATAGTCTCTCGTACTTTATTATCTTTAGGATCTAACAACTCCCAAGGAGAGTTTGTAATGACCGCTTTCATAAACTTATCTGTAATGTTAATAGCATTGTGTAAGTTAAGACACTTACGATTAACATCACCACCAGTAGGCATACGGATACTTAGAAACTCAATGATGTCTGGATGAGATACATCTAAGTATGCTGCATAACTTCCTTTACGGGTTTGTCCTTGCTTATAAGCAGTCATAGCAGAGTCAGCTACTTTAAGGAAAGGGATAGGACCAGGAGCCTTGTCACTCACTGGACGTACATCTCCCCAGTGTCCTCCTACACCACCACCTTTAACACTCAACCAAGCTAATTCGGATTGATGATCAATAAGACCAGAAAGAGTGTCAGGAACGTAACTGAGGAAACAACTAATAGGTAGTCCATGGGAGTCCATCCCTGGGAAGGGGGCGTTACTAAGAATAGGGCTACTAAACATAAAACAGCCAGTGCTAACAGCATCATATAACCTCTGTGCAAGTTCGTTATCGTTATTAGAGTATGCAACAGAGGCTCTTGCATATGCCTCTTGCGGACTCTTCTCTTTGCCTCTTAGATAATACCCTTTAATAAGTTCAGATGCTTGCTCTGATAAGTTCTTATCTCTGGTTCTATCTATTGTAATACCTAAGTAATTACTTTGCATCTTTAAGGTCCCTTTTAATTAAGACAGTAGAGGAACAATCTTTACAATGGAGAATAGAGATCTTACCTTTCACTATAGGCACGGGCATTCTATCATCTTTACCATACACAACGGTAGTGGTAAGCTCTTTTACTTTCTTACTACAAAGATGACAGGTGGGGTTGTCTTTTAAAGAGGCCATTCTGACTCTCCTCCCACTAAGTCTGTTATAAGATCACCCTTAAGTGATGTTAATACATCTTGAAGTTCAGATAGTTTATTAAAACTAATAGGCATGTATCTTTCATGGGTGTCCTCTAAGATAAGAAAGCTACCTTGTTCTTGGACCTTAATCCTGTAATGCCAGTCGGGAACCCAATCTGTTCTAGGCATTATGTTAGATGCACTCTCAGAAATTGCTTTTCCAAAGTAGTAATATTTATGAGTCATTTTATTTATCTTTCACCGTTACTTTAGGTTCCCCTATCCTACGGAGAAGTTCATTTAATTGTGGTTGTACATCTTTTAAAGTTAATAAAGGATTTGATGTGCATTGATACAGTAAGAATTCCTTTAACTCGTTAAATTTCTCAGTGCTCTTCATTGTCTTCTACTCCTTCCATGTCATCATCATCATCGTCGTCGTCTATGTCGGTGTCCCCGTAATCAAACAATAGAACCTCATACTTAGCGTCTATCTGATCTCCAAAAGATCGGACTAGGTCCTCAGAGTTAAGTCCTAGGGCCTCCATCAACTCAATCTCTTCTACATCTATTAACCGTTCTTTTAGTTCTACTAGAGTCATAGTCATATTAATTCCTTGAAACACCTTTTAACTTTTCAACTGTTCTTAAACCACCTAAGCCTAACAAACCTCCTAACAAAGTAAACAACGTGCTCATGTCAGAAGCTACAATCCTAGGGAACCAATTAACTAAGAGAGGATACAGTAAGAATTGGTAAGCTAGACCAACCCCACAAACCCATCCGATGAACGGTCGCCAACCTGATACAAAGAGGTTAGGGTTCTTGGCCTCTTCTTTGTTAATATCAAGCTGGCCTTGTACCACTGCCATAGCAGCAGCTAACTCTGCCTTCTCTTGTTTGGATTTATCTGGCCAGATCTTATTAATAACATTATTAACTAAATCAGCACCTGCACCTAATCCTGTTAGATCTATCATAACTCAACCTCCTTATAATCTAAGTCCTTTAACCAAGAAGTATAATGATTTAACTTGTACAAGTCTTTATTATAATCCCCTTTATATTGCATCCTACCAGAGTATTTAAAGATATTACCCAGTAAATAACCTCGGAACTGATCTTCTGTTAACTTAGCCTTGATGTAATCAATCACTTCTATACCACCTACGTCATAGTACTTCTCTTTTGTAGAGGGATCAGGGTAAGGATGATTATCTGGAAAAGGGTACTCGGTATCAAGCATCTCATCTAGTGTCTTTATTTTAGGTCTCATATTTTTTATTTAAGTAATCAATGCTAATTAACATCTCATCAAAATGACCGTCCTTCACTTCGTGCATCATAAGACAACCTCTCCAATGATTGTTACCTTGTAAGCTCATATAAGACTCGTCATGGCTGTAGAAGCTTCCTAATATCATGGCAGTTAGGTTACTTCCATCTGCCCTACTACCGTAGGCTATCTGTTTGCCTTGTTGGTGACCCGCTATACAACTCTGATGTTTCTTATTGAGTAAGGCTGCTGCTGTCCCTACAGGTCGTCCCATGATACCACTTGTAAAGTAATGACAGAACACAACCCCTTCAATAATGACAGGTTCTAGAAATGGATACACTTCCCAACCCGCTTCTTCGTAGGCTAAGTCAGACAACTTAACTAAGCCTTCTAACTTTCTATCTTCCTCAACCGCACGAGTAATACGTGCTTCATGATTACCTAATGTTAAAACTAAACGAGGGTTCCATCTCTTATCTTTATTTCGTATTAACCTTTGTTGTTCCTTACGAATAGGCTTTAAGAAGGCCTTCATAGCATCTTTAGAAGCTTTAATATCTTCTATGTACATACGACCTTCAAAACTCTTTTTACCTACGTCATAACTAGATAGAGAGGGCATGTCTGCCCAATCACCTAAACAAACAATAATATCAGGCTTCTTCTCTGTTGCGTACTTACCTGCATTAATTAAGTGCCTAATATCTGACCCTGGTTTTACTTGGGTATCTGGGATAACAAATATCTTACTCATTTGAACCACCCCTTCCACTTTCGTGTGTCTTTGATATCAGCCCAAATAATTCCATGTTTATCACACCAGTCACCATAAGATGTTTTACTTGTTTTAGTGATTTTAACACTTGAACGCATGAATAACATATACACTGTGACTCCAGGATTAGACTCCCGCACCCACAATGTTTTTTTACGGTCTCGCCCAGTGAATCTTCCTTTTGTTTCAATGTAAACCCCTTTTCTAATTTTCCAATCAGGACAGTAAGTTCTCTTTTGCTCTGGTTGAATAAACTTTAATTTGTCCGGCTCATATTCTGCTTTGAGCTTGTTACGTTTAAGGAGATCTGCGAAAGTCTTTTCAAAATTACTTCGGTACCCTAAGGCTAAAGCCTCACGCCTCGCCTTTGACAATCTGTTTAGTCTCATCTCTATCTGTAAACCTTTCTCCTTTAGTTTGCCATATCCAGAGACAATCAGCATTCATCCAAAAGCGATCCTCATCTCCTTCATAAAGATCCATTACTACTTTAAACATAAGCTCTTCATGTTCAAGGTGGTCAATAAGTTTAGCTGCCTTAACCTTACCTATCTTACGGACACCCATAATGTTATCTACAGAATCTCCAATAAGCATTTGTTTATAGAAAAGTTTTAAACCTTCTAAATGACCGACCTCACGATATACTTTATTAATAAAATTATAGTGGTGGCCTGGTATCATAAGAAGATCTTTATCTATAGTATAGATCATACTATCTTCTGTCTGACAAAATCCTAAAGCATCATCGGCCTCGTAACCATCGGTAAATTCTGCATGGTACTCATCCACTAAATATGTTTGACACATAGACAACCACTGTGGTCGTATCTTATCTTTTCGATTAGCTTTGTACTCAGGATTAATTTCTTTACGGAAGTTATTCTTTCCACTAAGAAACACCTTGTACGTATCTTCATTCTCCAAGATCCGCATCATCCTACTATCGACACGCATCAGGGCCACATCTACATCGTCATCCTCAGCAGAGGCAGCAGCCCTGTACGCGACAATATCTCCATCTATTAGAGCAGTAGAAGTCATAATACTTTAAAACGGAATATCCGGAGATCCTCCATCACCACCTTCACCTCCCGGATTAGGTTTCTTAACATGCTCCGCAAAATATAAATTATAATCTGGTTCGTTAGAGCCTTCTTTTTTAAAGGTGTTCCGATAGATTAGTACCTTTGCACCCCCTAGACTACCTCCAAAATATGTAGTTTTACCGTCTTTACTTTCATTTACCCATAAACCTGTAGCTTTTATCATAATAACAATTACTCCTCTTTCTTTTAATTAAAAACTTCGTCTTCATCACCTTGTAAATCTTCTATCTTCAAAGGTTCTTTACTAAAGACGTACTCTTCAAACTCCTTTGCAACTTTAAGTACCTCATTTGTTTTCTTAGCCTTGTTGTTAAGGAAGCTAAGAGCGGCTGTAATACTAGACTGTCGTACGATGTACCTTTGTTTAATCTTACGCTCCTCTGGGGTCTCGTAGGTACTCTTAGGAGACTTGTAAGGGGTAGCTGTCTTAGGTGACGATGCGCCTTGACTAGGTAAGGTAACAGAACTAACCCCATCTCCCTTAGAAATATTCTTTACATTCCAAAAGTCTCCTTCCTTTTCCATAGTCATAACAAAAGAATCATTAGGGCCTAGATCTTGTAACTGTAATTTCAAGGCCTTATTAAATTTAAACACATTTGCGTGAAAGGCTTTTTCTTTGATAGACCCTTCACTATCTCGGTACGTTAAACGTGAGCCTGGATAAAAACCCCCACCATTCTTTGAAATTTGTACGTCATAATCAATGGATATTACTTGTCCTAATACATTCATGTCAGCTCCTCTTCTTTAAGTTTATTCATTATAGCACGGTTTAGTCCCATACTTTTATATGTCTTGTGTATCCTACCTCGGATATAATTATAGGAGGATGACTAGTCTTAGCCAAGGATCCCTTTTTATTTGCCCCTAGTTGTATTGCTTTCTTCATTAAAGCAGCTAGAGTTCTGACAATTGTAAATTGTTTATTGAACATCTTAGTAAATACTTTTACAGAGTGTAATCTGTAATTATTAATTATATAGTCTAACTCTTGCTCAGAGTAAGGTGCTATCTTCATCTCATGTTCCTTTAGAAGGCAAAGGACAGAATTTAGGGAACCATCCTACCGTATCTTTTGCTGGAAAGGTCGTACTTGTCTTAGTACAATGAGATAAGTCATTGTCGATGTTTTGCCTATTGTGAGGACATAATATACACCCTAAAATCTCTGCTATTTTAATCACTTTCATTTTGTTTACCCTACATCCGATTCTATCCGATAACCCTAGCTTTCGCTAGGGTCCTCTTAAGTTAGTTAAAGGTGTAACTTGTAGTAATCATAACTCCTTTAGAGGTAGTGTCCCCTGAGATGTCCATGTATTTAACACCTAAATCTAATTTAGGAGACAAAGAGTAAGAAACACCCACTTGAGCTGTACGAGTTAAGTCTTGTGCAATAGATCTAACGTCATTTCTAAATTGATACGAGGTGTACAAGGTGGCCGCACCTACCTTCATTTTAAATTCAGGGGTTACTGAATAGGTGAGAGGCGACATAGTGCTATTTGCAGTAAGACCAAGCCCCCCTTTAACAGCAATATTATCAGTTAATACGACAGTGTAATCAGCTTCTACACGATCAATAATAGCGTAAGTTACTTTAATGCCTAGGTTGCCCTCTTGAACCCCTACTACAGTACGAGTACTATTAATTCCATTGGTCTGTTGGATCCCAGAGTCAATAGATACTGTGGTAGCTTGGGCACCTGATGAAGCTAGTGCTACTGCCGTTAACATTACACCTACGTAATTTTTAAGTTTAAAATAATTTTTCATTTCTTTCTTTCTCCTTTATCTACATTTAAAATCAAACTAATTTTGTTCCTCCGTCACCCCTCCTTATCAACTTGATAGTATTCTTTTTTAAATTCTTTATTAGATAAAACCTCTTGTCGTCCTGAGGATGTGTGCTCTAAAATCCAGTTCCCTTTCTCTACAGGACAATATTTATCTCCACAGATAGTAGAGTGCAAAGATCCATTACAACCAATATTAAATACCTTGGGGTGATCTCCAGGCTTAAGCCATTGTGTAGCTTTTACTAAAATGCTTCTTCTTTTATAGCTTTCTTGTGGTTTCATTATATTAAAGTCTCTTCTACATTTTTCATGTCTGGTCCAATACACACCTCACATTTAAGAGGTAAATTAAACTCAACACCAAATAAGTTTTTAAAGTTCCTAGGTATTTCTTCAAACACTGTGTGACACATCTTAACACATTTTTTAACATCCTTGTCTGCTACATCACAAACGATAGAGTCGTGTACCGAGTTAACAAGTAAGCCATCTATACCAGCGGCCCTGAACTTTCTCATAAATGAGACTCGCGCTATTGACATAAGATCTGCACCAAGGCCTTGTACTGGGTAATTCTTAATCGTAGTCTCAGGAGCTTTTAAGTCTCCTCTGAAGTTCCTCTTCATTTCAAATTTATATGACCGACCAGTAGGCATTACTAGTTGCCCTTCTGTCATAGCTTCACGTACTATCTTTATGTGCCAATCTCGTAGCCCTGTGTACTTAGAGTAGAAAGCATCTATAACTTTCTGCCAATACTTTTCAGAAGTACTAACCTCTGTAAAATTAGGATCATTAGCGTAAGAGTATGCACCTCCTCCGTACATAAGACGAAATACAAATACCTTTGCAATCAATCTACTAGGTAACCCAAAGGTCTTTTGGTTGTGTGTGTGCATATCTATGCCATCGTGGATCTCTTGGATAGCAATCCTATCTTGAGACAAGTAGGCCCCTACGACCCATTCCAAACTCTTTGCATCACATTGTACAATCATATCTGCTCCGCATATAAACTTTTGTTTGAGGATCTACATTTTGTAGGTTAGGTCTGGTACTTGAAAGTCTACCTGTAATGGCAACACATTGGTTAATAACTCCGTGTAACATATCAGGTTCCCAATTCATTTTCTTTATTAACTTTGTGTACCCTTCTAAGTAAGTTCCCCTTAACTTCTCTAGCCTAGAGTAGGTATTTAGTAATTTTACTACGTGCTTCGCTCGTTTATTTAATTTTAATTTTCGTAGTACAGTATCATTGACTTGCCAATATTGATTTTCTTCTGTGGATTTCTTAGTCTCGCTTCCTTTGACAGGTGTTACTAGGCGGGGCAATTTGTATACCTTCTCTATCTTTTTATACCGGGTCTCCCCAACCTTACCACCTGTTTTATAAACTCCGACAGGGATTCGGATAATTTCCACAATACTCCCACCATAAAGAAGAGCAGAAACATGGTCATTAGAATTGGGGTTAATAGGAACATGGCCAGCATAATCATTAAGTTGTTCGGTAATGAGTATAACTTCATCAGCAATTCTTGTAGAGTGTTCCATAGCTTGTTCGGTATCAAAATAAATTCCATTCCATTCCATTTCCTCAAGGGTTAGTAGATCTGCACATTGTAATTTAAAGAGGTTATATCTTTTATCTGTGTCAAAGATCCTTTTCTGATGTTCAAATACTTGTTGGGTAACAATAACATCCTGTTTAGCGTAGTCTGTCAAGATCTCTCTAGGTATGTCAGGGGTGTCTATATCTTTATCCCAATACTCTAACTTAACCACATCTAACTTAGGAGGTAAACCATATTTCTCTGCTGTTTGACCAAGGCTTGGGTATCTTTCTTGTTGACTACTAAGGATAAACTCTCCTATTTGACAATCCCACACCCGCACCTTTGAGACATCTAACCCAGCCTTACGTAACCAATGAAGATCAAACTTAATATTAAACCCAATGATGATTGAAGCAGAGTCAATGTAAGTTTGTACTGGTTTAAAGCTGCCATCACTATCAGGGTAGATACAGACTGGATCCTCATCTAACCACTTCATGGCCACACAAACTAATTTATTTGTACGATCAAAAGGATTTCCTTTGTTGCTTGTAGTGCACTCTATGTCTAGTGTAAGAACATTAATACTCATTTTACCCTCCTAATTCCACGTATCTAGCTATATCACCTTTGAGGGCCACTTCTACTCTACCGTGTCGCATACTAGAATCTGTGTCTTTACTGCCTGCAAGCTTATTCTTTGAAAGGTGTAGGTATCTTATGTGCTCTAAACCTACATCATGTACAGCACCTATACCTAAGATCCAATCAGCCTCCGCTTGTTTACTTGTCTTAGCATTAGACACATTCTCAAAGCCTAACCACTTCTTACCTTCTCCGCTCGCATCAGATTGACAAACACCTATCACAGGACAGTATTGTTTAGCGATCTCTCGTGCCCATATGTAGATCTTACCTAATCTAAGATCATCTCTATCATCTTGGAACCCTTTAATTTTATCTATTTGATCAAAGACAATTAAACTTGGATTGTATTGGCGGCAAACAGCTTCTACTAATGACCGACTAAAGCCTGCATCATCTACTAATTTTATATTTCCTTTAGTTTTTCTATGATAAGCCTCACTAGCCTTAGCCCTGTTATCGTCTATCTGATCCTTTGTAGCCCCTAGTGCTGCACTGTGGATACGTTGCTTAACCTCAGTACCTACTTGCTCATTGTTGAACCAGAGGATAGGCCTCTCCACTTGTCCTGCCATGTGCGTGATCTCACTAGCTAGAAAGGAAGTCTTACCTGTCTCAGGTCGAGCAAATATAAAACCAAAGTTCCCTTTACGTAAAGGACCCAACATACGATTCATGCTAGGAAGTCGCCAGGTTAACCCTAGGTTATCAGGGTCCTCATCGTAGATAGAATCAAAGTCATCCGTAACAAACTCGACACCACTATCAACACTACTAGACCCATCTTGATCCAAGTCTGTGTAGAATTCTTTAAGCTTTTGAAACTCTTCACGACCCTCAGACACATCTATAGCTAACAAAGCTAGATCGTACGCCTTGCTCTTCTCTATCAGCTTATTGATAGCACTCTCAAGTACATCATCTGAGATGCTAGACGACTCAGCTTGATCAATTAGATCTGAGTAATCTGGGTACTTAACCAAGACAGATACCTTAAACTCATCAAAGGTAATGTCTTTACAAGACTCTTGCATAACATCCAAGACCCTGTAGATATCTGTAAGTTCTTGTTCTTCTTTTTTAATCTTTATATAAGATCTATATTTAGAATAATGTTCTTTATTTAATAATTTATTTATTAATAATAATTCCATTTATTAATTACCTTTAATTATTATATTAATATATTATATTGTAAATATACTAACACGATTATTAATTTCTAGTCAACTTATTTCTTATTTCAGTCAAAGAAACTAACTTGGGGTCTAGATCCGTATTGATAACACCGCAATCTAATCCACACAGGCGAGCCATCCTAGCCTCTCTAACGCTCTCTTTCCATTTATCCTTGTCAAGCCATACATAAACCTTTTTCGTGCCGTCTAGGTACCTTAGAATCTCTTTAAACCTATCCCTACCTATAAAGCTACCGTAAATTGGCAGAGCTTTTGATCCAGCCTTAGTTATTTTAATAGCTGATAGAATATCTTCAACAATTACCAAGGTGGATCCAGATCCAATTATATTTAAGGTTTGTTTAAGGTTGCCTCTTCCGAACCACTTAGGGGCACGAGCAAGTTGAGCGGGTGAAAGATGAAAGGCTCGTCCTTGCCAAGCTGTCAAAGCCCGATCTTTTTTCGTATTATAGACAGGAAATATAAGCCTTTGCATTGACTCAGACCACATTACATTGTGTTTATATAGGTCATTTTCCCCGATCTTATAGAGGTTTAGCCACGACAACACCCTTTTAGGGTAATTTACGTCACAATCTACCGGTAAATAGATTAGCTCCTCTTTAAGCTGAGAGGCCTCTGGATTTAATTTAGATTTAAGGTGATCGATCCCGTTAAGGTATACACCATAGCCACAAGAGAAGCAAAACTTATGACCGTCCGAGTAAACTGCTAGATTGTCTTCGGATCTATCCTTGCCCAATTGTTTACACCTCGGGCATTGCTCCTTTGATGTTACCCAAGACGACGATGACGATAATGGCATCTCTTATGGTGCCGACTTATCAAATAAAGGTACATCCGCATCGCCCGCGGACAATCCAGAGCTTTTCTCCGCATTATTACTAGAGATTGATCCTACTAGCTTAGCCTCTCCTATACATTCGATACATAGATCAGGGTAGTAAACCCCGCCTCCTTTTAGTGAAACTTTACGTGTTGCCTCGTAATCAGACAGAACACAATTACATGAGAAACAGTGCATAATAATGAGCTCCTTTTTATTAATTAAGTGAAATTCTTTTCAATAATATGACAGATGTCATCCTCTACATCTTGTAGATCGTCATATGATAACATTGTTACTAAGTTTGTACGGTACGTGTCAGACTCTAGAAATAATTCCGACATATAAAATGCACCTCTCCATCCGACTACATCATCAGGTTCGTCGTATTCACCTACTGCAAGCAAGGTGACATCCCCTATAAGTACTTCAATTTCTACGTTATCTGTTAGTAATTGTCCCATTTTATCGACTTCCTTTTAGTTAAGATTAGCTAAGGTATATTCCCCAGCGTTAATTTTCTTTTTTGTTACACGGACGTTTTCATTTAAAAACTGGCTGCGGTATCTGCAAGTAGTTTTTGAGGAATTCCACAACTTAGCATCTAGAGTAACATTTTTAGTGCCTTTTCGGTAATCTATTATTGCAATAATATTACCATAGGATTGGAAAATAGAGGCTGAGGCTGTGGCCTCCTCAAAGTGTACGTACCCTTCGATTTCAAATTGATTGGGGGCATCATCCCCATACGAATTGGTCATGTTTGTTATTTTACTAGTAGTAGTTTTCATTCTATGACCGACTCCCCTTCTATCTCGTGTATAGCTATGTAAGCATCCTTACACTCCTCCGCCATTATTAGGATCTCCTCGTGAGTATAATCAGCATCCCCCACAAGAGCCTCTTTTAACTCAATGTACATTTTCACCAAGAGAGTATTCATTTTAAAATCCTCCGTCAGAATTGGCTCTTGACTCGGCGGCACCTTCAGCAAGGATGGCCAAGGCAGTTGCTGGAATGTACAGTGCCCCGCTAGCCTCTTGATTGTCGTAATGCTCGACAAGGTCCTGAGCAAAGAAACCGTACTTCACACAACTCTCTATAGCAGTAGACCAATTGCCGTTATAAACAAGATCAGCGATAGTCTCAAATTGTGCGGCCGTTCTATATTCAGTAGTCATTTTAAAATCCTTTTAAAAGTAAGTGAAATGGTGATGTTCACATAGAATGTAAGCAAACACCGTGCCACCTTTACGAATAAAGAGTTAAGTACTTGAATAATAAGACTTAAGAATATAATAGGTAAAGTAAGATAGATCAGTAATAATACTAAATAGTCTCAATAATAAGAATAATTAAGATAATCATTCCTAGAAATGAGAAGGGTATCCGAAATGTAACGCTAATCATTAGGGTATATATGTATAAAGATGGTCTATTATAGGGTATTCGATTGTAATCAATAACTTATATGTGGTGTATTGGGTTTGGGTTTAATGACACCAAAAACAATAAATCAATGGGGTCAGACACATGATTAATAATTAATCAATTGAAATAATGGTAATGATGATAATGATTCTTATTGACGTTTCATACAGAATTAATTAATTATTCCTTTAAATTCATGGGGGTACTAAGGGGGTATGGGGTAGTTACTATGTATTGCATTTCAACTAAATATTTTCTAATAGAAATTATGGAATAATGACCCTCCCCCCTATTCTTAATCTTCTATTTATTCTTATTCTTATTATATTATTAATAAAAACACTCCCGATTGTTTAATTCCAATCGGTCGCACTCGCTCCCTCTTACTACTACTACTATAACTTTTACTTATAATAGATAAGTTTATTATACTTATTTGTTATATGCTATTGACTTTCACTAAAAAGTGTGATACAATCGAAACTTATTAAGAAGCAGTGCACAACACGGTTACTTTCTTTACTTAGATTTCTTCTTAGTAAGTAGTAATAAAGGAGGTTAGCAAAAACCTCCTATTAATTAATAGACTAAGGTGTGATAGATAGGCTACACCTGTTTCTTTGTTTTTCGGTTTGTTCCTCAAAACGCTTTACCTCGGAGATAACGCCCCACATGCTGTCTAAGAAAGAACGTAACTCTACTACTGCTGATCCCTTTGCTCTACCTGGAAAGGAGGTGCTCAAATCTTTCCACGCTTCCATGCGAGACGAGATGAACAGGTTTCGTATAGGAAGTCTTTTCTGGGAGTCCCGTAAGAATGATGTGTACGGTAATCCTCTTCCTAATTTCTTTACACGTAACACTGTGAACAGAGAGTTCGAGGGAGAGACCTTTTGGTCTCTTAGGAACATCTACTTTTCCTATGATCACATCCCTTACTCTGAGTATGACTTTGCTCTTGATGTCTTCGGTTCTTGGGGACATTGGGAAGCTTTAGCTAAGTCTAAGGTTTTTGCAGATCTTGTCGAGAGTTGGCGAGATGAGTTAACTGTTCGTTTAAAGGCAGATGCTATCCGAGAGATCTTAATTGCGTCTAAGGATAACCCAGGAGCTATTGGATTCCAAGCAGCTAAGTACCTTGCAGATGAAGGATACGTCCCTAAGAAGTTAGGTCGGGTCTCTAAGGAAGAAAAGGATCGTCAAGTTAAATTGGCCGCCCGGGTAACTGATACTCTTACTTCTGATTTCGATAGACTTGGTCTTAAGTTAGCCACCCCCGCTGTTGTTAAACACCACTAGAGTACCTATTAATATGCCTTTTATGAATAAGAAAACTGGTAAAAGAGATTACCAGAAAGAAAAAGAATGGGACCACGCACACAAAGGTGGTAAACGTATTAAAGATCGGGCAGCTCGTAATGCTGCTCGTAAGAAGATGGGTTTAAAGGTAGGCGATCCTCGCCAAGTAGATCATAAAAAAGAGCTCTCTAAGGGTGGTTCAAATAACAAGTCTAATTTACGAGTGACTTCTAAAGCTGCAAATCTAAATAAAGAAGCCCTTCGGAAGAAACGAAAGAATACTAAAGGATCTAAATAAAGATTATGGCAAAGTTAACTCTAAATAATATCACTAGTGGATACGCATCTACATCTGCTACTAATACAAATAATGATCTAGTCGTAGCTGCTTTAGAAAACACCTTGTCTCGTGATGGTACTGGCCCCAATACTCTAGGGGCTAATATTGACATGAATAGCCATAAGGTTATTAATACTAGTCCAGGAACACAAGCTAATGATGGTGTTAACTATAAGCAAATGGTTAATACAATTCAATCTGCTAGTGACGGAAAGATTGTTCAACTTAGTGAAGAGCAAGTAGCAACCTCCAATCAAACTGTCTTTACCCTTGGTCTTATTACTTATTTCATCCAAGCTAATAATATCAGTATCTATTTAAATGGTATACGACAATCAAACGTTATTGACTATGTTGAAACAAGTGGTTCTGTAATTACGTTTCATGTTGGTTTAACTAGTGGTGATAGAGTTTCTTTCTTTGTCAATGAATCTCAAACAAGTATAGTAGGTCTACCAGGAGCAACTGGCCCTGCAGGTGTTACTGGAGCCACTGGTGCCACGGGAGCAAGTGGCCCAGCAGGTAGTGCCCAGATTGAAAATATTACCGCTACAGCTGGCCAGACGATCTTTAATCTAACTACTCCTTATTTAGTAGGAGTTAATAATCTTAGTGTCTATCGTAATGGTAGTCGTGAATTATTCTCTAGTGCGTACACTGAAACATCTACCTCAGTAGTTACATTTAACGCAGGTACAACTGCGGGAGACTTGGTTTCTTTTGTAGTTAGTGAAGCACAACCAGGAGCCACAGGTCCTACGGGTGCTACTGGTACAACTGGTCCTACAGGCCCACAAGGGTCTATTGGTCTTACAGGAGCCACGGGCTCTACTGGTGCTACGGGTGCCACTGGAGGTATTGGTCCTACAGGGGCGACAGGTTCACAAGGGCTAATAGGGCTTACTGGTAACACGGGAGCTACGGGTAGCCAAGGTATTCAAGGCATCCAGGGCATCCAAGGAAACACAGGCGCAAGTGGTCCTTCTATCACAGTAACAGATGAAGGTGGCACAGCCCTTACTACAGCACTAACTAGTATTGATTACGTAGGATCTAATGTCCAAGCTACCTCTGTAGGTGATGCGGTTACTGTTACAATTAGTGATCAAACAAATGTAACAGGGTCTGCCGGTAGTCTATCTTCTACCTTAGCAGTAGCTTCTGGTGGTACAGGTCAAACAACAACACAAGCCGCTGTCAATACAATTACAAATGTAGGGGCTGCTTCTAATGAGTATGTTCTTACTAAAGATACAACAACAGGTAATGCTGTATTTAAACCCTCTGCTACTGGGGGTGGTGGTGATGCTCTTACTAGTAATCCATTAAGTCAATTTGCATCTACAACATCCGCTCAACTAAGCGGGGTATTAAGTGATGAAACAGGTACTGGGTCTTTAGTATTTGGAACTAGTCCTACTTTAGTTACTCCTTTATTAGGAACTCCTACAAGCGGTACTTTAACTAATTGTACATTCCCCGTACTTAATCAAAATACTACTGGCAATGCTGCAACTGTTACCACGAACGCCAATCTGACGGGACACGTAACATCAGTAGGTAATGCTGCTGTGTTAGGCTCGTTCACTGCTGCTCAATTGAATACGGCTGTTAGTGATGCCACAGTGTCACTTACTACGCACAACCATACTGGTGTTTATGCTCCAGTGCTGGGTGCTGATGACAACTATGTAACGGAT